CCGGACGGCACGAAGTCAATGGCGCGATCCTTGTAATGGTCGCTGCCGGCCGTGTGCTTTCCGGTGTTGGTTGAAGTGATCGCAGCGCCGGGGAATAGCTGCTTGATCAGCGCAACCATGTTGCCGAGATCGTTGGCGCGGTTGAGCGCGCCAGTGTCGGGGCGTTGCGATTCCCGCTGCGTCTTAACCGCAGCATCGGACTGCTTCTGTAGGGCAGCTACCTGCTTCTCCAGCGCGTCGCCAACCTTGCCCTCAGCGGCGGCACGTTTGCGGGCTTTCTCGATCAGTTCATCATAGTACCTCTTGATGGAAGCAATCGGATCGGCGTCCTTTTTGCCCTGCTCGACATCGACCAATGACTGCGCGGTATTGAAGCTCTTTTTCGCCTGCTCAATCAAGGCGGCGTTACGCTTCAACGCGTCGGCAAGATCCTTCTGGCGCTGGTTATAATATTGTGCGCCTTGCTGGGCCGCGACCAGTTCATCCGGATTGGTAGCGATTTGGGCGCCGAAGTTTGCCGCATTTTCATTGGCGGCGGCCTGCTCAAGCTTCGCCTGGGTTACCTTGCGGATGGCAACTTCGGCTTCGAGATTTGCCTTGGCCAAGTCGCGGGCCTGCTGGGCCTCAGTCTGCAAAGACTTCACATTCTTGTCGAGCGCTTCCTTCTGATCAAGGATCGCGGCGCGCAAACCCTCTTCGGTCTTCTTGAAGAGTTCCTTGGCGCGCCGTGTGATCTCGGTCTGCTCGGCTTGCTTCTTGAGCTTGTCGGTTGCCTTGTCGGTTTCATCACCGAACTTGATGGTCGATGCGATTATTGGCCCCAGAACAGCGGAGGCAGCAAAGATGGCTGCACCCCAGGGGCCGGCTAGGAAAGAGGCAAACTGACCGATACGCGCATAAGTCTTGTTGGTGTTTTCAGCGAGGCCAGACAGCGCGAAGGCCATCTGCGGAACCTGCTGCACAAAGATCGTAGTGGCATTCGTCCCCATCTGGGTCTGGACAACCACGTCCTGCATCTGCTGGCCCAGTTGGATGAAGGCAACACGCTGCGCCCGGATGCCGTTCACGACGTTTGAGGACTCAGTTGTCCCTCGACGCGTTGCATTGACAACCTGATCTGTTGCACTGGACTGGCGGTTCAGCACCTCCTGCAGCCGCTGTGATGCAACAGCCTGTTCCTCTGCGGCACTGGCAGCCTGCTGTTCCTGCGCGGCCAGCTGCTGCGCGGCCTTGATCGCGGTCTGTGTCTCTGCGCTGAAATCGCCCTGTTCACGGGCCGCGATCTGCATTGCAGAGGCAACCTCTTGCGCCGCCACCGCGCGAGCCTTGAGCGCAGCGGCTTCCGCCTGGAGCCCGGCAACGTTCAGATCGAGCGCCCCGTTGTCATTCCGCTTCACCGCCAGAGCAGACTGGATCTGGAGAGAGAGCAGTTCCTCCTGCTGCGCCACAGCCTGCTTGGTTGCCCGCTCGGTTTCGCGCAGCGCTGACGCAACTTCCTGGCCCTTATTGGCGACCCGCCCCAGAACCTGGTCGAGCGTCGTGGCGGAAATCGCAGAACGATCGATAGCGGCTGCGCCGGCCGCCAATGCATCGGCGCCGGTCTTGCTGTTGGTCGGCGCCGCGTTACGCGGGCTGGGTCCCGCCGCACTCGCCGCCCTGGCTTCCTCGGCGGCGGCGCGTGCGGCTTGATCGGCAGCATCTTTGAGCGCGGACGATACTTCCTTGCCCTTGGTGGCAACGCGGCCGAGGACTTGCTCCAAGGACACGCCCGAGACGGCTGCGCGGTCTAGTGATGCGGCACCATCCAGCATCCGGTCCAAGCCACTGCGGATATCTGCCTTGGGAGCATACGACTGCTCCTCGAAAACCGATGCGGAATCACGCGCTCTCTTGCTCGGTCCAGCCAGTCCCGGCGCAAAGACCTGATTGATGCCCTGCTGATAGGCATGGGCAAAGTTGGTTGCCTTGGCCTGCTCTTCGAACGTGGCCCGGTATGATGCAGCCAGCTGTTGGTTCTTGCCGATCGTGCGATCGATCTCGGCCTGAAGCCGCGAATAAGTGGTGACCTGCTCGCGCGCGGCGCCGGCATTGCGTTCTGCCTCGATCGTCTGCGCGCGCAGCGCCTGGAGGTAGGTTTGCGTGGCCTGGGAGGTGTCGCCTGTTGCCGCAGCCAGCCGCGTCGCCGCATCGCGCGTGAAGGCCAGTCGAGATGCGGCAAACTCGGCATCGTTCGCCGCCTGGCGCAGGGTCGATGTGTCGAGGTCGATACGAAACTCGCCACTGCGAAAGCCGGAAAGGCTGCGCTTGACGATGTTGCCGATCTCATCGAACGACTGCTTGAAGTTGCGCTGCGCATCCGTCGTGATCGATGCCATTTCAGCAAGGAACGTGTCCTTGGCGCTGTTGTCGCGCTGGTATTCCAGCTTGAGGAACGCCGGGAACACGGGACCATCAGCCATTCGTCAGATCCTTCCGGTGGCATCGTTGAAGTGGGACAGCAGCGCCGAGGATTCGGCGCGCGCGATCGCGTTGACATCCACCCTTGCCGCGCGTGCGGTGCGAGGGATGCCGACAAAGGCAATGAGCAGTTGCTTCTCGGTCTGGCCGGCACGGGGCATGCCGCGCTTGGTTAGCGATCGGGCCGACCGCTTACGGCCGGACAGGTCGACGCCGACGTTCTTCACCGCGAGCAGCGGGTAGCCATTGATGCCTTTGATGTAGACAAGCGGGCCGATGCGCTGGTCGAACCCGTTCTGCACCCACAAGGCAGGCGTCAGACGGAACCGCTTCGACACGCGCGGAATGTTGTCGGTCGGGATCCAGAGCCAGCGTGAGCGCACCGGCGTGATCTCCGCGCCTTGGGTATAGGCCTCGATCGCGCCGCGGGTGCGCTCCGAACCGCTGCGAATGAAAACTACGCCGGACGCGCTGAAACCGCCATCGGCATAGCGGTGGACGCCACGACCCTGGCGCAAATCGGAATCGTAGCCCAGCCCGTTGCCGAGGCGGCCAAGACCGGCACCCGCCATCTGACTGCGAACCTCGCCAAGCATATTGCGGGCGCCGCGATCGGTTGCGATCAGGGCCGCCCGCTCCATGCGCTGCTCCGCAAAGCGGCGCCAGGAAGCGAACGGCCCATCGTAATCGCCGGGCTGCAAGCGGGCACTAATCCTCATGACGCTTCAGTTCCGCCTGAGCTGACGAAATGACGGCGAACGCGTCGAGCAGCAGCAGGGGCTGATCGAGCGGTGCCCGCCCATCGGGATAGGCCAAGCCAGCCATACCTTTGTCGCATTGGTTGTAGAGCCGGAGCAGAGCCCAGTGATCATCGGTCAGGCGCTTGCGGGGGTTTTGCTGGAACGTGCCGATGCCGGGGATTTCCCAGCCTTCGCCGAGGCTTTCCTCGGATTCGAAGCTGGTGGGGTCATCCCTGACGGCAACGGCGATGCGGAGTTTTTTTCCTCTTCCCCGTCGAGCGACATGCGATTGGCGCAGGCGTTGAACAGTTGCAGCCAGGCCAGCTTGCCAAGCACGTCTTTGCGCTCAGCCACCTTCGTCATGCTGTTGGCTAAGGCATCGACGCAATCGATGGTGAGATAGCCGCGATCGGTTTCTTTGGCGCAGGACAGCCCGGACCAATCAGCCACGACAACCGCCACCGTGGCGGCCATGAAGATCTCGTTGAAGTCGATGTTGTCTGCCTTCATCCGGCCAAGCGGCGACCAGGACTGTTCCACATCGCGCAGCAGCTTGAGCAGCGCACGCTCGGTCGGCTCATCGTAGGACCATTTCAGATCCTGGTTCGTCTTCTTCTGCGCCCGGTAATCGTCCAGCGCCTCCCAGTAATCCTTGAGGGGCTGGCTGTGGGTGGCGAACTTTTCCTCGCCCCACAGCACAGTGCGCAGCGCATCCAGCACTTCCTGGCGCAGGTCCTCTTCGGAATGGAAGGTGACGCCTTCCTCAGACATGATGCGGCGGCGGAAGCGTTTCTCACGCGTGGTTGGGGCGCGGAGAGTGAACGACGGGGCGCCATCGATATGGGCGAGCACGTCGGGCGTGAAGGCCAGCGTTTCGCTGGCCTCCAGGGGGATGTCCTGGGGCACGTCAGGATGTCCTTTCAGATGGTGGGAGATCAGTACGGGAAGTTGATGCAAACCCCGCGCGACAGCGCATCGATCAGCAGGTCACCATTTTCCATGATGATGTTCCCGCCCAGGTCGGGGTTCTGGTAATCGAGGCGCCCATCGGGCACGACGATCTGCACCATCTGCCCAGGCGCGTTGCCCCACTGCGCGAAGAAGGGCTGATAGGCCTGGGCATCGGCCAGCGCGAGGGTATCGATGGTCGAGGGGCGATATTTCTGCCGCACCATCTGGACCTTGGCCACGCCGCCCACCAGTTCAGCAGCATCGACGCCATCGACCTTGTTCGGGTTCGGCGGGTTCTCGGTTTGAATGCCGAGGTCGACGGTGAAAGACTTCAAGCCGACGCGAACGCCAGCCAGCCAGCCATCGCCGTCCTTATAGAGCGGAATGGTACCGGCGGGCGGCACTGCAGGAGTGGACTGTTCCGAGTTTGCGCTGATGGTTGCATCGAACGTGACGTTCACTTCCGGATAGGCAGCCTGGTCCTTGGTCGAGGTCGGAACTGGCGAGGTCATCTGGGTGACACGGCAATTCACCAGGTCGAAGCGATGACCGTCCAGCCAAACCTGCTGCGAAAGCAGGATCGGATCGACGGACGAAACGTCGCGCATGTAGCCGATCTGGGAGGGGATCTGGTAATTGCCGGTCACCCCACTGCCGAACGTTTCCACAAAGGCGACCACCTTCGTTGAGGAATATGAGCGGATCGCGCTCATACGCTCCTTATAGTTGGTGCCCATTCCGGCCAGCGCGATAGCCATCCCCTTGTAAAGATCGGCGGTAGCCGCAGCCCCGGCACCGAGCGTCGCACCAGTGGTGGTGCCCGCGCTCAGCGCTTCGGCAGCCACTGGAATGGCGGCAGACGTACGCACTTCAGTGAACTTGGCCGCCTGAAGGATGCGCCCCAGCAGGAACGCGTTGGCCGCCGGAATGGCAACACCGCCCGGCGGACGCAGCTTGATGGTGTATGAAAGCGTCACCTTCTTGCCAGCAACGCTGTCGGCGTTCTTGAAGGGCGAGCCGGTGTATTCGTCGTTGGCGATCGTCACGCCAGCGATATCGAGCTTCAGGTTCGACACCGGCATCAGGTCGGCCGGCGTGGTCGGGGCGGTGAAGGTGTCGACCACCGACTGGATGGCAACGGCAACCGCCGTGTTGTTGGACTTCAATGCCATGGGACTGGCCTTTCTTCAGTCGGGGTTACTGCGCCGAACCAGTCGGTCCGGTATCGGGCGCGGAGGGCTGCTCGGGCGCCATGGCGGGCTCGGGGTCAGGCTCGACCGTCACCTGGGCTTCGACGCGCGTGGTGGCGGCGACCAGGGCGGCGTCGAGGTGCTTGTTCTTGCGGGCGGCATCGGAGAGCGCGTTCATATCCACGCTGCCCGTGCCGAGCGGCGGGCAAACACTGTCAGCCATGTGGCTATCCTTTCGTCGGGGTCAGAAGTGAGCGCCGCCGGGGCCAACGATCGTGAAATGATCGTCCCGGGGCGTGAAGAACTGGACCATCAGTTGGATCGATGCCGATCCCACATCGCGGCCCATGGCGGCGGCCGGCGCCACATCCACTTCCTGGATGTCCTGCAGCATACCGCCGATGGTGCGGTCTGCGCCGATTGCGCCGACCACGTGAGCGAGCGCCGTTTGGTTGGCGCGGTTGATCGTGCCAATGGCCTGGACTTGGGTGGTGGCTTCCACATCGATCGTCGCGGTGTGGAGCGTCATCCAGTTTTCGTCTGCCACTTGGAACCGGTAGGCATCCGTGGCGATCACCAGGGTATTGTCGGTTCCTTCTTCCAAAGCGACATCACTGCTCTGGCCGGTCAGCACCGTGAAGTCGGAGAGCGCGGGCCATGCGCGCAGGATACCTGCAATGGCATCCTCGACCTTGGCGATGGCAGGATCAGGCAATGACCTTCTCCACATTGAAAACCCAGTGGTGGCCGTCGTCGCTGCGCTCGATGTCGATGGGCTTGAAGACGGTTCCGGGCAGCAGGTTGATGGTCAGTCGGGCCTGACCAGTGGGGCGCACGGGGCAGGTCGCAATCGGCAGTTCGACGCGGATATCTTGGGCAATGACCTTGCCGGTCTGCATGTCCTGCTGCTGCTCGCCGAAATCGACATAGCCGCGCATCGGGGTCGGCTGCCCGCCGGGCGGGGTATAGGACAGGCCATCGCCAAGAATGTCGGCACTGGTGGTCGCGAGATCATCCAGCATGTCTTCGAGACGAGGGCCCGTCCAAGTCATGCCGCCGGCGCCTGATCGTCGTCGGCGGTGGGCACAGCCTTGGCCTTGCGGCTCGAGCGCTTGGTCGCCGGCGCCTGATCGTCGTCGGCAAGATCCGCCTCGCTCAGATCATCAGCAACCCAGTCGCGCCCGACCAGCAGATTGATCTGGTCTTCCGGCAAGGCCGGGTTGCGCGTTTCGAACTTGCTGCTGTCGGGGTCGAAGTGCACCTGGCCGTGGCCAGGCACGAATTGGGTGCGGGCGCTCAGCGCCCGCACCCGGCGAAACCCGTCAGGGACAGGCCGCGCCATGTTACTTGTTGCCCTGGATCAGCGCTTCGGGGCGCGTGCAGATTGGCAGGCGATGGGACTCGATTTCGACATCGGCCCATTCCTCGCGATCCTTGTCGACCACGATGCGGCTATACCATTCCTGGCCCAGCGTGTTGACGAAGCCGAACGTCGGCGCCGGGGCGAACGCTTCCTGGAACAGGTTGCGCACGCCGACCGGGATGAACTTCGCCTTGTCCACGCCGACCGCGACCTTCGAATTGTCGTCGGTGCCGCGATAGTTGATCCAGGTGACACCCCAGGCTTCCACCGATTCGAACGCGGTGTCTTCCAGCAGCTTCGAAGCGCGCTCGGTATTCTTGAAGGTGTCGCGGTATTCGCCGTTCTCCTGGAGATCGTCGAAAAAGTCGTCACCGCAGAGCGCAATGATGCGCATTCCTGCCGGCGCGACGCCGCCCAGCGCGCGAAGGATGGGGCGCTTGACGTTGTTGGCCACGAACTTCTTGCAGCCGGTGCGAGCCGACCAGTTGAAGTCGATTTCGCCCGGCTTCACGAAGCCGAACGTGTCATAGTAATCGTAGATGACCGTGTCGTCGGCATCGCGCAGAACGCCATCGATGCAGGACAGGTAGAGGCGTTCCTTGGTGGCCGACAGGTCATCGATGCAGTCCTGCTGCCGCTCGGCCACTTCCTTTTGCAGGGTCTTCAGTTCGGTTTCCGAACCAAAGGCCCGGATGCCCTGCAGCGATTCCGCCGTGATGGTGCTGGCTTCTTCGATGCGGCGAACGCGCAGGTCGCGGATATCGGCCTTGTTGTTGGCACGGCGGGTGCGCGGCTGACCAGGCTCGCTAGTCTGGATGATGTTCAGCGTGTTGCCCTTGATCTCGACTGCGACAGTGCGGGTGCGCACCGGCTTCGGGGTGAACAGGCCAAGGGTGCCAAGCAGGCCAGGAATGGTCTGGCTGCGGCGCACCGCCTCGGTCAGCGAGATCGCCGAGAAGGCGTCCTGCTTGAAAACGTCCATGGTAAGCATGGGGAATCGGTCCTTTCAGAGGGATCGACGCAAAAAGGGCGCCGGAGACGTGCCCCGGCGCCCTTGAGCGCGCGATTGGTTCAGAAGATCAGCGCAGGATGATGCCGCGGCGCTTCAGGTCGGCGGTGCCCTTCGCCTTCTGGGGGGCGGTGATACCCGTCTTCCAGACCACGATGTCGGCGTTGTGCTCGCAGTCGCGCTTGTAGGCTACGCCGCGCGTGTCGGCCGAGGTGGCATTGACGGCGCCGTAGAGAATGCCAGTGGCGATCTGCGAGCCATCGATGCCAGCCGGGTTGTATTCGACCTCCTTCTCGATGATGGCCGAGACGGTGATGTCGAAGCCGTCGCCCACCACGAAATCGGTTGCGCCATCGGCCAAAGCGCCCTTGATCTGCTCGGCCACGGCGCCAGCGCCGGCCGCCATCACGATATCGCTCAACACAAGGCCATCGGGATCTTCCAGCCGGAAGGTGCCGTTGTTGGCCGCAGCGGCGATGCAGCGCAGGGTATAAACGCCCAGCTTGGCACCGAGCAGCAACGGCGTGGTACCGTCGATCGTGAAGGTGCCGTTGCCGGTATTGCCGCCGGCCTTGGCCGCCGACGCAACCGTGCCGCTGAGCAAGGTGGCGAGGATGGCGCAGGACTTGAGGTTCTGGCCCGACTTGACGACGATAGCTTCACGGCTGCGCTCGCCAGGCGCTTCGCTGATCAGCGACTCGGTCGGGTAAATGCCTTCGGTCAGGGTGGTCATGGAAAGGTCCTTCCTTCGGACTTGGGCTTACCGGCCGCGGCGTTCGCGGATTTCAGCGTGGATGTTGTCCCAGCCGTGATTGGCTTCGGCCTTGGGCGAGCCGCCGCTGGCATGGCTGGTATCGGGGTTGCCGAACGACTTCATGGCCGCGAGCATGGCGGCGCCAGCCTGGGCATCGGCGTCACTGCCGGCGGCGCCCGGCGTGGCAGCGGACAGCATGCCGGTGATTTCATCGGCACTGAGCTTGTCGTTCGCCAGCATCAGGGCAGCCAGGGATTCACGGCCCTGGTAATGCTCGCTCGACATCACAGCGGTGTAGCGGGCGCGCTCTTCGGCGCGTGCCTGGGCAACGGGATCGGCGGCAGCGGCGGATGCATTGGAGGCGGGCGCGCACTTCTGGCACTTGCCGTCCTTCATCGGCTCCGAGCACTTCGAGCACTTGTCGTCCTCGCCCGGCCCGTTCGGATCTCCGCCGTCCGGTTCCATGGCGCTGGCATTGGCGCCAGGGGCCGGCGCGGGCGGCGGTGCGGCGCCAAGCTGAGCGAGAAGGCCAGCCTTCTGCTCTTCGCTCAGGCTTGCCAGGATGTCGGTAGCCGCCATCTCGCCCAGCGCGACCACGGTGCCACTCGCAGAGCGTGCGAGCGCCTGCCGCAGCCCGTTCGAGGCTTTGGACATTGTCTTCTCCTTATTGAGTGATCAGCGGGCGAGTTTCGCGACCGCATCGAAAATGGCCTCGGAGGAATCGACCGCATCGACGAGGCCAAGGCCGAGTGCGTCGTGACCAGTGAACCAATCACCTTGAAGGCCAATCACGGCCTTTTCGGAGATGGGGCGCCCCTCTGCTACGAGAGCGGCAAACATGTGCCAGGTCTCATCGACCCAGGCCTGAAGCTTATCGACGGTTTCCTTGTCGGCGTGCTCATATGGTCCGCCGCGCGCCTTGCGTTCACCGGCACGGATCATGGTTGCCTCGATGCCGCCCTTTTGGAGGCCTTTGGTCATATCGACCAGCATGGTCCAGACGCCGATTGAACCGGTGATACCCGTCTCGGTGGTCGCGATCGCATCGCAGCATGACGCAATGGCATAGGCAGCGGAGCACGCCATCTCGTTGACGAATGCGACGATGGGCTTGCCGCCATTCTTGGCGCCCATGGTCCGCAGCTTGCGGCAGAAATCGAAGCATCCAGCCACTTCACCGCCGCCGCTATCGATTTCAGCCAGAACGGCGCCAACTTCCTCATTGGCTTGGGCGTCGGCCACGATGCGCTCAATTTGATCGTAGCCTATCATTCCCGAATAGGGCTCGACCCCACCAAGCTTGTGCACGGTTGTTCCAGAGATCGAAACCGTAGCCACGCGCTGGCGCAACTCATACATGTCCCGCGCCGTCTTCGGCTTGGAATACCAGTCGCTGTCATCCATCGCCATCTGGCGCAACTGCGCAGCGCCGAGCGAACGGCCGTCGATCGTGTCCAACTTGGCGATGCCCAAGCGATCGACCAGCGCGGCGCACAGCATTTCGGCCTTTTCCGGCCGCAGCATCAGCGGCGCATTGAACAGCCGTCCGGCGACGTGGGCGAACTTGCTCATGCTTCTGCTCCTGCCGGCGCCTCGGCCGGTTGCTGGTCTGCACCGGCACCATCAGCGGCCTTGCCGCCCTTGAGCGGGGTATAGGCATCGAGGCCAATGCGCTCGCGCAGACGCTTGTCGCGCGCCTGGCCCAGCAGCACCTGGCGATGGTCGACGCCATTGTCATCGCCGATCATGCCCAGGTTCGTGGTGCCCGCGTTCAGTTCAAACTCGTTGGACTGCGATTCCTTGGGCGGATCACTGGTGCCGCGGCCTGGGCCCTTCCACGCGCACATGGTCAGTTCGTCGCGCCAGCGGAAGAACGCCAGCGGGCCGCCGGGCACCTTGACCCGGCCGATGGCCACCGCTTCCTGGAGCCATGCGGCATAGCACGGCGTGCAGAACCGGGTCACGAACTCGTAGCGATCGTGCAGCAGGCCACGCCATATCTCGTTGAGCATCGCGCGCGCTGACGAATAGTTGATGTCGCTCCAGTCTTGAGAGACCTGGGCATAGGACAGGCCAAAAGTGGCGGCCATGCTACGAAGGCCGGTCTTCTGGAATTCGGGATAGTTCGCGCTCGGCCGTTCCGCGCGCGTGAAGGTAAACTTTTCGCCGGGCAAGCCGTGGATGGTGCGGACACCCTCGACCTTCACCGAATTTTCCATCCGGTAGTTCAACTGCTTGTCGAACGACCAGGCATCGTCGCTGCCCTCGGCACCGGTGGGTGCCTGCATCGCGCCCTGCACATCGCCGGTGGGGAACGGGCTTTCCAGGAATGCGGCCATGACCGCATTGAGCAGCGCGGCTTCGATCTCGGCATCGTCATACCGGTCGAACATCTTCATGCGCTTGATCGCTGCAACGAAGCGGCTGATACCACGGCGCTGACCAGCGATGTTGCGCTTGAATGCATGCACCGCAACCGGGCGCCCGGTCTGGTCATAGCGGGGAATCCGCTCCCAGCGCATCGTCTCGCCATCAGTGCGGCCCCACTCGGCCGGGTGAGCGCAGCGGATGTGGTAGGCCACCGGATAGTTGTCGGGGTGGATTTCGACCCCGCCAATCACCCGGTTTCCGTTTTCCAACGTCATATTGTCGGCAATGCCGTTGGGGTTCGAAAGCCGATCCGGGTCAATGACCTCGACACAGGTCTGGTAATTGGCGCCGCGCTCCAACAGCTTAATCACCGCCACGGCATCGCCGTCCGTCCACCAGTGGCGATAGGCTGTCTCGACAACGCCACCGAACGTAGTCGTCATCTCGACATCAGCCGTGAAGCGATAGTTCTGAGCCCATACTCGGAACTGATCTTCGGTATTGGTGGCCCAATCATCGGCCCATTCCGGGCTCCTGCCCATGACCTCGAAAGCCGGCTGCGCTTCCAGCCGGATCTCCGGGCCCACCACAGTCTCGGCGCGGCGATCGATCGCGCCGGCAATGACCGGATGATTGCGCGCCATGTCGCGCGCCCGGTCCTGCACCTTGTCCCGGTTGTCGAGAATGTCGGTGTTGACCCAGGAATGCGGCGGATGCCACGACGCCATTTCCCGGCTGCTGAACCGACCGGCATCATAGGCGCCCCAGCGCCCGGTGCCGCCGGTGGCAATGGCCATGGATTGCTTGCTGGCGCCGAACTTGCGCTGATAGTCCTGCGGCTGCATCAGAAATATGTCCCGATTGCGCGGCGGCGCGGCGTGCCGGCCTCGGTGGCCTGGGCCTGCTCAAAATCGCGCTCTCGGCGCTGGATATAGGCATCCAGTTCCGTGAGCGTCATCTTGGTGAAACGCATGAAGCGAGTACCCCGGCCGATCTGCTCAGGCATCTTGCCGGTCGCAAGATAGCGACGCGCGGCATACAGGTCGGTCAGTTCCTCCTGAATATCCGCGGCGGACTGCGCCATCATTCGTCTCCTTCCAGTGCCTTGTGCTTGGCGAAGAAGCCTTTCGGCTTCGGCTTGTCGGTCCCCGTGGCCTGTGCCGCCGCTTTCACCTCGACCGCTTGATCACCTCCTTCCGAATGGAGGGGAGCAGGGCGTGCCCATGGCGGGAACTTTGCTGGGTCATCCCAGCGAATGTCTTTGCGATCCGGCTGCAGCATCAGGCGTCCGGATTCCGTGTACCCGTAGAGATCGAGCGTTTCGTTCGGCCCGTTTTTCACGAAACTGCCGTCGATCAAAGGTTCGTTGAATAGTTCCTGGTAGGCGGCATCCGGCGTGTTCAGCGCGAAGTAGCACTGGCCCGGGCTGCCATCCTCGATCGCAAGATCGGTGAGCGTGTCCTCTTTGAGCTTGTGCACGCCCAGCGAGTGAAGCGTGATCACCGGCAGCACCGGCTTCCCGTTGCTGTCCTTCGAAATCTTGGTAGGCGTCGCCGGCAGCGGATCGGCCTTGGCGTTGGTCGACCCCTTGATGCACCGGACCTTGCGCCAGGCTCCCCAGCGCTTTCCATCCATGCGCCGGGCAAACTCGTATGCCTTCCAGGTATGCTTGCCGCTCGATGCGTCGATGGTGACCACCGCCGGCCGCAGTGCTAGGCCAGGATCGGACTGGAGCGGATAGAGCCGGTCGATTTCGTCGGCCAGCACCTGCCAATCCTCTTGCGAGTGCGCCGGCGCGATGTCGCGCAGCACCGGGCCATCCCAGCGCTGCCGGATCGTGCGGCGATCGATCAACCAGGACCGCCGCTCCAAATCCCAGCCGCGCGCCAGGATGTCGAACTTGTTGTCGCCCACGTCGATGGCCACGGTGATGAACCGCACCCCATCGGGCACCTCGCCCATGCGATAGGCCACCGGCTCGCCATCATCACTGGGCCGCGCCAGATCCTTGGTCCGCATGCGCAGGTTCTGGGCGTCGAGCCCTTCGGCTTCCCCAGCCCCCTCGAACACCTCGCCAAAGGTTCGCACCATGACCTGCTTCAGCTTGTCGGTCTTGCCGGTGCGTTCCTTGTGCTCGATCGCGCCTTCCAGTTCCTTGGCCAGTTCGCCCAGCCCGACCTGCTTGGACATCAGGACGTGAATCCAGAAGCCCCAGGTCTTGCTCCGGTTCGGCTCACCAACAATGCCGGCGCGAATGTCGAGCGTCTGGCCCTTGTGCATGTAACGCCCCTCATCGGCCATTTTCGCGCGCTGGGCCTCATCCAGCCCGGCGCCGCAGTGCGGGCAGGCCATGCAGGCCGTGGCCTCAGCCAGCGCCAGCCGCTCATCCAGCGGCGTGCCCTCGGGCGCCTTGGTGTAGCTCAGCCGGAACCGCCGCACATCCGGCCAATACTTGGTCGGGTAGGGCGAGGCATGATCGCCGCATTCCGGGCACCGCATTACGAAGATGCCTTGCGTCGATAGTGTCCAGGCCTGGGCCACGCCGCCGGTCCACCCGATGTCGGGGTGGGCACAGGCATAGATCAGCCGGTCATTGCCCAGCATGCGCTGGCGCTGCCGGCCCTGCTCCAGAAAGTTGGAGCGGAAGTCCTTGTGATAACTGTCAGGCTCATCGAAGACAATGTACGCCGCCTGGCGGTTCGTCGTCGTCGCCTTGCCCATGACCATCAGTTCGAGCGTGGCCCCTGCGACCCGCTTCATGGTCTTCTTGTTGTCGCTGGCCGAGGTGCCCAGCCGGCTCGAAACGCCGGTGTGATCCTCGAATAGCGGTGTCAGCACGCGATCGGCATAGGACCGAACTTCGCCCGGCCCGGCCAGATACCACATGATGTCGCCGGCCGGCCCGTTCTCCAGCCGCTTGAGTGCGTGGTTCTCGGCCACCACGGTGCCACCGCAGCGCCCTGGCTTGGGCACCACAATCTCTTGCACCTCGGGATCGTCATGGGCATCCATGATCGGCACCAGGTAGGGTGTCAGATCCCTGGACCAATTCGTCTTGGTGCCGTCAGGCTTGCGAATGACCCGGCGCGTTTCCGAATATTCGAGCGTGGTCAGGCTGTCGCGCGGCAGCAGGCTATCGAGTTTGCTTGCGGCCAGCGCGGCGGGCGCCTGGCAAAAGCCATCGGCAGCCAGCAATCGTGCCTGCTCAGATAGCTCCTGCCTGGATAGAACCCGCACAGTGTTCTCCGATGAAGCGCTTGGCCTCACCATGAACTTCAGTGGCAACCGCGCGCAGGTGTTTGTCGATTTCCGCCCGGATCTGGGGCGGCAGTTTCCCGTTCGGGTCCATGCGGGTGCGCACCCCCATGATCCCCTCCACCACGCGCTGGTTGTAACGCTCGATGAAGTCGAGCATCTGCTCGGTCGGCGTGTAGCGGCCCTGCTTTTCCTGCGCGGCAACAACGGCCAGCGTCAGGTTCACCAGGTCCTTGGTCTCCGACAGGCTTGGCGCGGATTCATCGGGCGAGAGGCTGACGCCGATCGCCTTGCTGATCTCTCGACTCTTCTTTGCCTGGCCGTCGCGCTGCTTGGACAGCGACTTGAGTATGATGGCCACGGTGCGCGCCGGCTTGAACTGCCACTCAATGCCGTTCCCGCCGCGCACCACGGCGCCGGATACTTCCAGTTCCGCAATGTCGTTGCACCAATCCCGCAACGTCGGCCAGCTTACCCCCAGCACCTCGCACATCGGCTTGGATGCCAGGACTTCGCCTCGCTTGAATTTTTTTGCGCGCTGCTCGGCTGTGATCAGTTTCCCGATCCGCGCGTTGATGCTTGTGCCAGGCCGGGCCATCAGAAAACCCCTGATTTCTGGCGGTTTGCGCCAACGAAAAAGCCCCGCACGGGGCGGGGCTCTGTTCGTTGGGCATGACTGTTCCGGGGGCACAAATGAATCGTTTTTCTCCCCGTGTCAAATTCCTTCATCATCACCATCTTCCGAAACCTCGATCGAATTGCTCTCGACGTGCGCAACCAGATCCTGGCAGGCGGCAAGGAAGCGCTGGAACTCGCCGCCATTTCGGCACCGGATGAACCGCCGCGCGCGCGCCAGCGGCATGTCATGCAGCACGATCGCCTGGAACATCTTGACCAGCACTGGCGCAATCGCTGCCGTGGCCTGCCGGAACGCACCCCTTGCCTCAGCCTCGCGCTGCTGCAGTGCCATTGGCGCCTGGCCCATACCGCCACCGCCACCGGTGTTGCCGGTCAAACTGATATGGCTGGACTTGAAGCGGCCGATCAGCCCGGCTTGCTCCCAGGCATCGCGATACCAGATGCAGGCGCGCAGCTGATCATCGTTGATCTTGCCCTTGTTCCAGAACCGCAAGACCATCGGCACACTGACGCGGCGATAAGCCTTGACCGTGCGAACGGTTCCATCTTCCAGCCTGGGCGTGAACGCGCGGAAGTCGCCCTGGGCTTTCCATTCGGGTGTCGGCTCGATCACCGCCTCGCCGATGTTGACCGTCAGCCCCTCGGATACCTGCAACTCAGCGGCCTTGCGATCACGCTCGGCGACGCGGTCGGCCTTGTCACGCTCGATGAGCGCTGCAACGCGATCGCGCTCGGCCGCCGCTGCTTCAGGCTCAGCCGCGCCAACCAGCCCGGCCTCGACAAAAGGCTTGCCGATCTCATCGCAGATGCGCTGCACGGCAACATCCTCGAAATGCTCGATGAAGGCCTTCTCTTCATCTTGCTCGGTTTCTTTCCGATGGGCCAGACGGGCAATGATGTCCCGAAGAGTGATAAGGGGCTTATTCATGGCGACCTCGCTTTTCATTGCCTTTTACCATAGTTCTTGTCGGCTATTGCGCAAATAAGCTGGCGCTCAAGTCCTTCCATGGACTTCAATTGGCTGGGGAAAATCACAACAATTCCATGTTGCAACCATGCTTCACGCGCGGCTTTGTCTGGCCCTTTTGGATCAGGATCCTGCATAAGGTGCGAAAATCTTGTCAGGCTGGAACGGCTCACAGCAAACCTTCCTCTTGCCACTGCGCCACCAGGCGGCGCTGCTCTTCAACTTGGTCATCGGTCATCCAGAGGAAGGCTGGCCGGGCGCGATACTCACCGTTCTTCAACAGCCAGAGGTGGCCCGCCGTCACGGCATGGCGCTTCCACTTGTCGGGTAGCGCATCGATTTCGGCCTGGCCGAGCAGCCCCTTTTGCAGGGCGCGCATCGCATCATCGAACCTAGCCTGCTTCTCGCGCTTGATCCGGCTGCCGGCAATGTCCTTGGCGTGCCTCTGCTCGGCCGCGCGCGAGGTCCATTCTGCGATGATCTCGTTGCACTTGGCCACGGTGGGGAACCACTCCAGGCGGTCGATCGATGCGCTCCACAGGTGATCGATAGCGCCCTTCGGATGCTTGGCCAGCTTCAGCAGGTATTGCTTGATCATCACAGTGCCGGTGGCGGCATCCTTCCCCTGGCGCGGCAGCACGGCCATCATGGCCATCAGCGCCTTCTGGAGGTGTTCTGCCGGGCAGGGTTCAGGCTGAACTGCCGGGCGCGAGATAACCGCCTCCAGCTGGCTCATCATCCCATCGTCCAGCCGCTCCGGCAGGCTGCGGATCTCCGTCAATCCCAAGACTGCGCTGGAGGTAAGCCATTGCGCCGTCGGGCTCGTGGCGGTGATCAGGTCTTGCCCGGTTGCTTCGGTCATATGCGCCCTCGATGAGCTTCAAGAAGGATTTGGGTTGCAGCAGGAAATCCACGTCCGCCCGCCAGCCGGTATCGTTTTCGCCCCGGAGAAACCGGGAGCGGATGATGGCCTTGATGGCGGTGCGGAAGCCTTCCTCGCCGTGATCGCGGATCAGCCTGGCGGCGTGCTTGCGGCGAGCATCGGACAGCTTCGTGGCCTTGGGCAGGCCGATCTGACCTGCCGCCCGGTTCCACATGTCGAGCACGTCCTGCGGGCCAAACTTGCCCCCGACCGGCGGCGCCTCGCGCGTGGGTATATTATCCGGGTGGGTATGGGTTTGGGGGTTAGAATTATTTTCATTGGGGGAAAGGGAAAGGGTAGGGTCCGCTTCCGCAATTCCACCGGAATTCCGCTCAGGTTGCGGAATTTCCGCACTTTCCGCATCGTTTCCGGTGGAAATTCCGGTGGAATTTCGCTTTCCCGCTGCCCGACGTTTCCGCTCGCGATCATACGCCCGCCGCTTTTCGGCAGCATCGTTTTGCGGCTTAGTGGCCACCAGCGCGGCGGCGGCCTCCATGTCCGCAATAGCCTTCACCAGCGCGGCGCCGGTCACGCCCGCGGCGATCAGGTGTTCGACGGCGGCGGCGATCATGCCCATGCTGCCGCACTCCTTGGGAAAAGGTGTAGCTGCTGATGCGCTTGCTGTTGGCGACCGGTCGCACGGCGAGCAGACGGCTGCGCAGTCTCTAGGCGATCGGCATATGCGCGGCGCCCGCGCCATGGGTCGCCCAGCAGGGCATCGAGCGGGCTGTCATAGCGATGGCCATTCTGAGCCAAGCTCGTGCTGTCCGCGCTTGCGAACGGATAATCGCCTGCAACAGCCACGCCGCGCATCATGTGGATTACCGGCCAGCGATTACCCAGCAGGCTCGACACGTCATCCATGCGGCGTCGATAGTTATCGCAACCGACCGGCTCTCGCTTGGGGTGCCCGATCCAGCCGATCGCAACCCGGTCGTACTGGTCGCAAAGACGCCCAAGGCGCTCAATCGGACCATCCATGTGCCACAGCGGTGCGCCGCGCGATCGCCCGAACGGCCAATCGTTCAGAAGCCCGTCGTTGATCTGCGATGGCGCGCCCGGCACGTCGGGGATGACAGCCCACCGGCCAGGCCAGAACAGGCGATCCTCCAGCCAGCGGTAATACGGTGACCAGTCCCGCTCCTGCGCCCACGCTTCGCCCCGGCGCATGGCGTCCATCCAGAATGAGAATGCGCCGTTGTCGAACATAATCGTGGGGCTGGTTGCCTCCACTGCCTCAGCATCCTGCGGATGGTGAAACGACACGCATGAGGCGCGGCCCGGCAGAACCGCAACCAATGCGGCTCGGGGCGTTAGCGGCGTGCCATGGTAGATGATCGGCGCAACGCTCACCTGCTGCCCCGCTTGATGTCATAGGCGCTGTCAACATTCCGGCTCAGCTTCCCGCCGCGCTGCCAGAACACCACCCGCTGGCTGATC